GAAGGGAGCGTAAAACGTATCAATGTCCTTGCCTATGTCTTTGGCTTTTAGCTCTATCGCAACACCAGTCCAAACACGGCTACGCTTCAACGCCTTGACTTTGATGCCTCTGGCAAGATTGCCCGTGCGTCGTGGTGCAAGTCGCTTTGCTGCCGTGGCGATGATCTTCGCACCGGCTCTTGCACCCTTGCGGAGTGCTGCCTTGCTCTTTGTCTTTTTCAGCGTTTGCAGCTTGGCAATCAGAGCCTCTACACCCGTAATCATTGCACTTCCGTTGCGAGCATTTGCAGCGTGATATTCCTCTCGTCTTTGTTGATGACGTAGCCAATCTGAAACATTCTTTGACCAAACAACACCCGTGCTTCCGGCACTACGCCGGGTAGGTGTCGAGTGGTAATCTGGTGCGTTGCGGTGGCTACAAGCTGGCGTGAAATCTCCAGCTTCTTTCCTTGTAGCGGTTCAATGTCGGCCCATACGCTGCCGAGTTCCGTGTAAGCCAGTTGATCTTGCCCACGGATGCCCGTGCTTACCACGGTCGGAACTTCAATAGTGACAAAGTGCCTTAGCTGCCCAGCGTTCATAGCTCAAATACTCCGATCTTGTACAAGTTCGCAATGGCCGTGAACGTGAAAGGCAACGCCTCTAGCTTCTCCGTCGTGAACGCTTCCCGATGCTCATTGAAGTGAGCCGCCAGCGTCATAATCGCAAACTTAATCGTGTCCTCTATCGCACCGCTTCCACTCCCAAATTGCCCGCTGGTGTACTCAATCGCAATCTTCGGAGACGAGTAGTAATCGAGTGCGGGAGTATCGAGCGTGAGCAACGTAGCGGGCCGTTCGGTGTCGTTGAAAACGTAGGCCGTGTACGGATGCCATTCGTCGTCGTGGTAATACTCAAAACGATCAATCGAGATGACGGGGTTTCTCGGTAGTTGCAACTTGTCAAACCAGTCATCAAGCGTTATCCGCCATTGCTGTTCACGCAACGCTAAGCCGGTATAGCTTTCAAAAATGCTGGTTGCCGTCTGGATATAGAGAGCGTGCAAGGTGTCTTCGTAGTCCGTAGTTACTCGGATATGTTCCTTGTACTCAGCTAGAGATACGACTTGCTCTGTCGGCGGATTAAGTAGCGTTAGTGCCATACACGATATGTAGTCTCCATCAAAACAAAAACGCCAGCATACGCTGGCGTCTTTGTAAATTAGAAAGGTACAGTTAGGTACACTTTTGTTTTGTTGTTGTGAATGTGTACCCTAATGTTTGTTAGGCGAGTTGCCAACCAACTAGCGGGCTACCGGCAGATACAATCTTTCCATCGAGTCTGTAGTCTACCAAGAAATCCACCAAGCCTTTTTTGGCGTTGAGTTCCGAAAGCCTCTGGAAATAGATGCTATTCACGGTGCGTACCCAATAGTTCGAGAAATTCCCGAACACAATAGGCACGGCAGAGCCAGAGCCGGAAGCCGCTGCAATGCTCTCAAAATCGGGATGAATGTAAATCGGGTAGCCAAGTAGCGTACCCATCACGCCGGATTTCAAGCTGTCGTTGCTGGTCCAAACTAAAGGCCGCATGTTCTCGTCAGTCAATTTGAGAACAGCACCGAACGTGGACATATTCATCATCCACCCGATATTGCCGCCGCTCAAGTAGAGCGGGTCAATGCTGGTGTAAATGTCCACAAGCAAATCGTAGGTCAGTGTGGTTTCGCTTGTCGTAGCCGCTGCCGCACCCACGGTGATGCCTTGCGGCTCGCCCGTGCCGTCGCCTACGGCAAGATGTTCTTCAATGCCTCTGGAAAGGCGAGTGCCGAGAGCCGATACGATGTAGCTCTCAAGCGGGAAGCTGTTGTCTTCAAGCATTTCACGGCTTACTTGTACGCTGGTTGTGTACTTGTAGGCATTCAATGCAATCTTGTCGGGTGTCGGGTCTGCTTCGTCGTAGTCGTTTGCTTCACTGGTAATGACGGCTTTATTAGTGCTATCATCGGAAAGAGGCACGGTAATGACGTTGCCGTTATTGGTCGGAATCTTGTTTGCAAGGGAGAACATGCTACCCATTGACAAGAGCTTGTCATTGACTTGGTTGTAGAACTCTTCCGGCACCCAATCAGCACCCGTCGTCTTGGTAATGTCTCTGGTTTGCTGACAGATATGCAAATCTCTGGAATGCAGATCAACACCGCACAATGCGGCATTCTCACGGGCATCATCGGAGATACGAGTAAACCCGGCCCGGAACCAGTCCAGATAGGCACGGTTCAAGTTCCCCGATTGCTCGGAAGTGCGAACCACAAGCGGCTTGATCTTTCGTTCAATCCGCTTGTTTTCAACTTCGGCATTTTCCACCCACTCACGCCGCTCGGCTTTCGTTACTTCATCCCGCAAGTGTTCGGCTTTGTGCGTGATGGAGTTGTAGGTATTCTCTTCGTCGTCCGTGAATGCACGGTTTTCCTTTTCGACTAGATCAAGCATTCTCTTTGCATCGGCAATAAGTGTTGCTCTTTCTTGTTTCAACTCTACTGATTTGACCATAGTTCCTCTTTGCAAAACCTTTTCTCTATCTATTATCTCGGCAACAGAATTTTGTAGAGTTGCCGTTTTTTGTCGCTCAAATTCACAAGCGGCACGCATCGCACACTAACCGTACTGGTGTGTGCTGGTATTGGAGTCAGTGAAATTTCTTTTAGCTCGGCTTTCAAAATGTCAACGCTGGGTTGTCCTTTGAAATCCCATCTATCCTCTACGACATTGAAGCCCACGCTTGCACCCTTGTAGTTCTTCGCTCGCACGTTTGATAGGGTGTCTCTGCCAAGTGTCGTGTCTGGCAGTGTGATTTCAAAACGCAATCCGTGTTGATCTTGCTCAACCGTCATCAGTCCCGCCGATCTTGTCGCAAGGATGTTGCGTATATCGTGGTTGACTAGGCCGAACACTTCGTCAAACGTGAATGAGTTTGGCTTGAACGTCTCTCGGAACTTGCGGCCCGTGGTGTCCGTGATGACGGCGGGTTTGTTCCAATACACGGCATAGCCCGCTACACTACTCGCTTGGTTCGCTTGCTCCCGTATCGCCAGTTCCGTTGTCTGTAGTCTCGTTTCCATCTTCCGTATCTATGTTGTTGTCTTGGTTTTCTTCCGCTGGTTTTTCTTCCTCTGGCAGCGGGCTTCGATTTTCCATAGCTCGTACTTCGTCAATCGTGAGAATGCCCGCTGACGTTGCAATCTGGTAGACTTGGTAACGCTCCAATGTCTTTGGCTTTAGCAAGTCATCGAAAAGGAACTCTGCGAAATACTCGTCACGCTCCGCACCTATCAACAGCTTGCTTGAAATCTCGCTCTCGATTTTCTTGGTGATGGGCATTAGCGTTGTCTGGATGAAATCGGAGTTCAATTCGACAAGGTTTCCCCACGTCGCACGTCCTAAAGAAAACAACTTGGTTTGGTTGATGCCGAATGCTCTGCCGATTTCTTCCACACACCAGTCTTTGATTTCTCGTAGCTGGGATTTCTCGTTATCGCTGCCAAACTCGGCTAACTCCATTCCCTCTTGCAACACGCCAACATCACCCACGTTGTCATTGCCGTACAAATGTTTGAAGCTGTTCTTGATGTTGGTGACGGCTTGCTCTGACAACTTGCCGGGATGCTTGATTGCAATAGACGGTCTGGCGTAGTTGCCGAACCATGCACCAGTAAAGATTTCAAGTCGCTTGGCGAGTGCGATAGCTTCCTTAGCAAGATGCACTGGCGAGAGAGGCGTAAGCCCATCCATGCTCATGTACACCACGGTAAACAAGTCTTCGCTGTTGATCGGTGTGCCGTTCACCCGATATACAACGCTCTGGTTTGGGTTGACTTGAACTTGTACGGAGCGGCTTGGAATGAGGTAAAGCCCTTGCACCCGGCCCGCTCCATCACGCACGATTTCGGCGAAGCCCGCTCCGTACAAAAGCAAGTTGAGAAGAAAACTTTGCCAGAAAGTTTCCTTCGTGGTGTCCGTGTTCGGTTGCGATTTAAGTAGGTTGTAGAGCGGGTGTGCGGTCGCACGTTCTCTACTGTCGTCTGCTTGACGCTGGTAGAGGATCAACGGCAAGGAAGCGATAGAACTTGAGACGCAATAAACGGCTTGCTTAACGGCAGTACATTGTAGTGCGTTCTCTGGCGTGACGGTTATGCGGGCCGCTGTATTGCGGAATGGCATACCCATCCAATTTGTAATGGTTCGCTCTTGCGGCTTCCGTGTTGTTTTCTTCTTTGGCATCAACCGTATTTAGAGGGTGACGCCAGCTTTTTCGTAAACGCTTTCTGTGTATATGTCTTTCACAAGGTATCTGCTAATGCCCATCAACGCCGCTAACACGCCGTCAATACGTTGTGTCTCTCCCGCACCCTTGTACGGATACGGCCCGTCTGCCGTCTCTTTGATTGCGACGTTCTCAAGATTCCAGTTGAGTGCCGGGTTGTTTGGGTGTCGCAGGGTATTGCTCAATACGGCCCGCTCTAACCACGCACAAGACGCACCGATGTACTTGGCACGTTGCGGCACTGCTATCATCGTCCATCCGTAATCACGCTCGCATATCTGACGGAATTCGTCGTAGCCTCTAGTGGGGTCATACGCCACTTCGATGAAGTTAAATCTTTGGCTATCTTCAAGCAACGCTTCACGGACGATAACCGGGTCGATGACTTCGCCGGGTGTTAGCGTGAAGTTGTATTTCGGCGTCTTGCTCCATTGCTGGTACGGCACTTTGTCTTGACGTTCTTTCCGCTCCGCACCTAGTTCCGGGCAAAAGAAACGTGGCACAAGATATACTTTGTCATTGTTCGGAACGCATAGGACGTAGGCGGATAAGTCACCCTTGAAGCCAATGTCATAGCCCACCCACGCATCAAGGCCGTGTAGGTCTGCCTCATTGAAGGGAGTGCCGCAATCGCTCCATAGCTGCGAGTTGATCCACCCGGTAGCCACGCCGCAAAACTGGTTGAGCCGTAGGGTACGGTAGGCCGCTTCCTTCCGTGGCTCGCAAATGGCTTGGCTTAATTCCTCTTGTACTTTGTCTGGAAAGACCGTGATACCCCACGCCGGATTTACCCGCTTGGCAACGTCAAGAGATTTCCAGTCTTCATCACCACGGGCCGCATACACCACTGGCAGTGTGGACGTGTCCACGATTTCGTTGCTGATGATCCGCTCGGCTCTTTGGAACTCTTCATACCCGATACTCTCACGCCGAAAACCCGCCGTGCTTATGTTGATGCAAAGCGAGTTCCGTCGTTTGTTGACGTTGTAACGTAGGGCTTCAAATAGCTGCCGGTTGTCTTGCTCGGCTAGTTCGTCAAAGAGTAGTAGGCTAATTGGATGCCCGTGCTTACCGCCCTTTTCTCCGCTCATTACTTTGTAAGTTGATCGGGTGTTCTCATACTCGATTGTGTTGATGTTGTCTCTTGTCCATAGAGCATCGTTTAGGCACTCGTCTTGAGCTACCATGTCCGTCGTGTACTTGTAGATGATCTTGGCTTGGCTTATCGTGGTTGCTACTACGACGATATTTGCGGACGGGGTTTGACTGCCGATCAATTCGTAGAGCGAGAGTGCCGAACACAGACAGCTTTTGCCATTATTCTTCGGCATCCAGATTGAGGCTTGTGTGAAGCGGCGTGTATGGTCGGGCCGTCGCCAAGAGTAGAGCGGGACTACGATTTCTTCCCACTGGAACGGAAGGAACTGGAACGGCTTACCGGCCCATTCGTCAATGGACAGCTTGCAGAATGTGCCGATGAATTCCCGCACCCGTTCGGCGTAGGCAATATCGAAGTAGCAACCGGCATCTAAGGCCGCTTCATCGCTCTTTGTTTTAACCCACTTGGCGGGTACTTGTGAGGAACGCATCTAGTTTGCTTGTCTTAGTAGTCTCCATCTTGGCAAGTTGCTTGCAAATCTGAACGTACAGCTTTGCGAGTTTCTCCCACCGGGCTACGTTGCGGCTATCTGCCGAGTCTAGGTTGTAGTCCTTCAACGCTCGCCACGTTTCTGCCTTGATATGGTTGAGTTCAATAGGGGTCATATCGTTATGTAGTAACAAAGTGGCTAGAATCGCTTCCTAGAGCGTGCTATGGGCATCGCCGTGGAATTGATAGAGCGAGAAAGCGGCATAAAAAACGGGCGAAAAATCTACACGGCTGGGAGCCGGTTCGCTGGCCATAGGTTAAAAGTTTCTTTGCTTGTGGGTATCACTATGACACACCCGGCATTGCGATTGTAGGTTGCTCCATTCAAGCCGCTTGGTAGGGTCGGTACTCACGGGTACTATATGGTGGACAATCTCGGCAGAGTGCTTTCTACATCGCTCGCAAATCGGGTGAGCTAACTTGTACAGAGCCGAGAGCAAATCCCATCGGGCATCATACCCACGCTCTCGGCTTGATTGTCTCGTTTGCACTCGGCAACACACACCACGAGTAGCCCTACCACAAACCGGACAAGGTTTCATTGAACGTAACATCTTGTGATATGTATGGAAACAGTGTCAATAACAGAAACGGCCTACTCGCAAGAGTAGGCCGTTTCCTTCTTAGGAGAATTCGAGAGCGAGTAACGCTCGCTCTCTGCCTTTAAGGGAGTAAAAGCTATTCTATAGTAGTGCCTCACTCGCTTTTCTTTCGTTGTCTTTGTCAAGAAAATCCAACAGCGTGATAAATTCGAGTTCCTTTTTCACTGCCTCAATAATCAAATCTTTATGATGCTGGACAAGTTCCGTTGCTAGACGGTCTGCCAGTATGTCCCGTTGCTTTGCCTCTAGCTCGCCCTTAGCTAACCAGAAATTCTTGTGTCCCATATCCTATTTACCCTTTGGTGATGAATTATTTCCACTCTCCTATATACAGTATGGGAGTAACACAAGATCAAGACATTCCAATACATCGTCCCGATAAACTAAAAAAATCATTTCTCTTGCACGCTCGGCAGTGGCAATACAATGGTGTGCTTTTCGCCAGAGCGAGAGGGTATTTCAACGGCCCGTTTCTCATGCCGCTTCTCTGGCAGAGGGTGTTTTCTGATGACGCTATCCCCGCCGTGGATGACGTTGTAGCCGATCTGGGCGAAAGCTCCCGCCCGTGGGTCTACCAAGCTCATTGCGGGCTAATCCGTGAAATCCACGTTGCACTTTATCTTTCTTATTTCGGCACGACCACCAAGAATCATCACCGGGACGTTTACTACGGAGAAGATTTACATTTCAAGGGAAAGCCCGTTGCGATACGGCACGCTGGTAGTTTTTCTGATTTCGTATGGTCGGAACGCAAGGCAGCAAAGAGCAAGGATTGCGTGGTATTGTCGGCTAGATCAAGAGGCAGTGGCATCCACCTAGTACCGCTTGACGATATAAACTCCGCTCTCGCCTTGCCAATCTTGTCTGCCAGTGTATAGTTCCACTGACGTACACACTCACTTGCAAAAGAGGTAGACCAATGGCAAAACAGAAAGTGAACAAAAGCCAGCTTGTGCGAGAGTTGCTACTGTGCCTCTTGCCGTTTGTTCCTCTTTGGCGTTCTAGTCTCTGTCATTCCAGTGGTACGGGCAGCAGCACACACTTCACCCCAGCTAATGAAATACTTGTCATACATCCAAGACGGAAAGCTACTAAACTTTTCTAGCTCGTCACGAGTAGGCATCCGTTGCAACTCTGCCGCAATCCGCCTCACTTCTAGCTGGAGTGTCTTCTTAGGCACTTTGTACTTGATACCGCCAATCCTCTTTACTCGGCTGTTCTTGGCTTTAGGCACGTTTGATCCTTTGGCAAACGGATCAACACCATTTTCTAGCTGTTGGTGCCGCTCCGTGGCCATATCAAAATACTTCTCAGATAGCTCTAGCCCGATGTACTTTCTGTGAATGATGTCGGCACATAGCGAAGTTGTCCCGGCACCGTTGAAAGCGTCTAATGTACTCTCGTTTGGGGTAGTGAATGTGGCGATAAGACGATACATCAAAGCTGGCGGTAACTGGCACGGATGATCTACCCTTCGTGAATTGTGCTTGAGCCGGTGAATGTCCCACCAAAGATCGGAAATCAGTTCCTTGTCATTCTCTTGTGCGTGCTTGCGAGCTTGTACACAGCTTTGACGAATGCAGTAGCATTCCTTCATAGTCTGTAGAGCCTCTTTGTCACTCGCTCCATTCGTAAGGCCCGGTAGTGGCCGTGCGGCACCCTTCGTAAAGCAAACGATAGAATAATGGGCGGGCATTATCATTCGCACTGGTAGGCTTAGCCCTTCCCACACAATCCAATTCTGGAAAGTGAGGCCCGCCGCTTTCATCTGGTGAAAGTGCTTCACGGCGATACTTGGAATGTTCAAGACGGCACACGTACCGCCCGGTCGAACTACCCTTGCCATTTCGTGTATCCACTCGCCACACCAATCGAGGTAGTTGTTTACATCAAGGGCATCATCCCAAATATCGTATCGTTTGTCCAAATTATATGGCGGGTCTGCGAAGCAAAAATCTACAGAGTCCTCCGGTAGCTTGCGGAGTTCGGAAATTGAATCGCCCTTGATTAGTTGTGAAGCCAATGAGACGCCAGTAGCCTTCTTTTGCCTTGCTTTCTTGATTTGTACTTCGATGGGCCGAAGCGAGTCATTGTTGCGTAGGTCTACTATCTGTAGTCGCTTGTACGGATCAAGGCCGAACAATGTCGCAAGCCGATCAATTACGGATTCTGGGAATGCGTTAGGCTCAAGTTGAATGTCCCGCCAAACGTCCGACATCAGTGTACCATATCCGTGGTATGTGTGCTTTTTCCCGCCGTAGTCCTTTGTAGTCTTATCACAGAAAGGGCAATAGGTATACGCAATGCGTGTTTTCGTGTGACGAAGCGAGCTAGTGTAACGTGATAGGATTAGTAGTGCAGCGTGGTTTTCTTTCAGCCGGGTTGCGTCGTCAGTAGCGGACGGTTGCAACTTCACTGCAACCCACAACTGAAAAGTGAGTACGTCTGTGAGTGATGGTAGAGTTTCCGCCGCATCTTGAGCCGATGTAAGGATGCCAACAATCGAGGTTGTAGGCAAGGATGCTGCAAATGGCTTTAGCTGATTTCGCCACTCATCAGAATGGACTGAATCCGCTATGGTGCGTCCAGAGGGCAGTACAAACAACCACACGCTCTTGCCGTCGTCTTTCAGACGATGTAGTGCGTCCAGTGTATTGGCCGTGATAGTTGTAGTTCGCAATCGTTTTGCATCGTCGCTGACGTGTGCCATGATAAATCCTTTTATGCAATGCTCTCAAGAAACTTAACGAGTGCATCTAGTTCGCTGTCACTGAAAGAAACCGTACAATCGCTGAAATTACAGATTGTACGGAGGGCATTTACACGCTGAAAATTACCGGCACCATCAATCACGTATGCTATCTTGTGGCCGTGCGTATGCAAAAGGTCGAAGCGTGGTTGAGCTTGACCCGCCTTACGCTCGATAGTCGAATTGGTTGTAACTTGAAAACTCACTTCGATTGCACAAGAAATGCCAGATGGAGACGTGGCCACGAGGTCAAAGGCTGTATCGGTCTGCCCTTCGTTGTGGCTGATGCCGGGTATGGTGTGCCTTGAGAAATCCCAAGTTGTTAGCCGCTTCATCAAATAGGTACGAACGTAGGTCTGGCACAGTTGGCCCATCGTATTCGCTGTGGCACCACCAGTGATACGGCTGACGTGGATATACCTCTGGCGAACAAAGGTATCTAGCTCTGCATTTCGACCGATCAACGTCCCGATGATGCACTTTTCAATGAGGTCATCGGGCAAGCCCGGTTCGATTGCGGAACCGCCGTGAAGCAACAACATGGCCACATCTTCCATTGCAAGCGAGAGCGAGGCCGGTTGTAGCATGTCTTCGCCAGCGATTTGCAACGCACCATTCGTCCACGCTTTGACAAATCCTAGACTCTTGAATTGGTACTTATGCTCTTTATCCTTCCATCGAAACGTCATGTAGCCGTGTGGAAACCATGTCGGCAGTTCCTTTCGATATCGCTGTAGCTTTTCGCCGCCAACATCCGATAGGACAACAAGATGCTTGAGAAACAAATTCGGTGGTAGACCCGTAGTGGTGTGTAGCGTGTTCTGCCAAGCGATTGGCGAAGCATCGGAGACATAAAGGACGGCGATGAATTTCTCTTGAGATTCGATTAGGCGTGGAATCACGCTTGACGATTGCTCTTGCTGGGATAGCTTGGCAGGCCAGAATTTGATTGCACTCTTTTCAAGGTCTACGATATTCCGTGGCATGGGCAGTATCCTTCGCTTCGCAATGGCATCTAGTGCGGCACCGAATCATGAGCATGGCGTCATTCTATTTCGCCAGCGTTTTTCGGCACTCGTCTAGTTCGATTTCGGGTAGATCAACGAGGCAGGAATTTTTCTGGAATTGCTTGCTACCGTCCGAATTTCCAATAGTATTACCCTCACGACGGTGATCGAGACGCCCAATGGCCGAGTCCTTGTCTATGACGCCGGCGCGACGACCGGGCCCGACGTGACGCGCCGCCTCATCGCGCCATTCCTTTGGTCGCGCGGCATCCGGCACATCGACGTCTTGATCCTCTCGCACGGCGATCTCGATCATTTCAACGGCGTGCCGCAGCTCGTGGACCGTTTTTCGATTGGCCGCGTGCTTTCGACGCCGACGTTTGCGGAGCGCGAATTGGCGGCGATGAAGAAGGCTCTGTCCGCTCTGGACGCGAAGGGCCTGGCAATCGAAGTCGTCAAGCGTGGCCAGCGCTGGGAGGTGGATGGCGTTTCGTTCGAGGCGCTGCATCCGCCGGCCGTGGGTCCGACCAAGAACGAAAACGCGCGCAGCCTCGTGCTGTACGTTTCGCATGCCGCCGGGTCGATTCTCTTGACCGGCGATCTTGAGGAGGAAGGACTGACGCAGGTATTGGCACAGAGACCGCCGCGCATCGACGTATTGATGGCGCCGCACCACGGCAGCGACACATCGAATATCCCGGCGCTCGCACAATGGGCGAAGCCGAGGCTTGTTGTCAGCAGTCAAAAGCCGCCGACGAGCCAACGGAAAAGTGTCACGATGTACCAGCAGTCGGGCGCGAAGTTTTTCGGCACCTGGCCTCATGGAGCGATCACGATTCGGCCCGGCGTCAACGTCACGACGTTTCGGTCGAAGTTGACGATGCCCTGGAATGAGGTCGGTCGTCCTCACTTCGATTGAATGATTGGGCCATACAATTCCGGCCGGCGATCCCGGAGCCGGTGCAGCTCGTACTTGCCCTGCATGAATACGCGATGCTTGTCGCGCGCCTTGGCGGGGTCGATGTCGGCGTAAAGAATCGTCGGCTGATCGTCCTCGCTGACTGCGAGAAATTCGCCCGTGCAGTTGAGGATGCGGCTCATGCCGATGAAGCGAAAGCCGCGTTCCGTGCCGACGCGATTGACGGCGGCGTAATAGAGATGATTTTCGAGAGCCCGCGCGGGAATCAACATTTTCGCGGTGCTGATGGCGCCGGTCGGCCAATTCGTCGGCAACACGATCAGGTCGGCGCCGAGCAGCATCAAGCTCCGCGCCGCTTCGGGAAAGCTGCCGTCGTAGCAGATATTCATGCCGACGCGCAATCCCTCGGGCGGGTTAGCCGGACGCGCAAGCGACGGTGAACCCGGCCCACCGTCGCTTGCGCGTCCGGCTAACGTGTGCACCGCGAACGGCTGGTCCCCCGGCGTCGTGAAGCGATCGACGCCGAGGAACGGCAAATGCACTTTTCGATAATTGGCGATCACGCCGGACGGTCCGATCAACGTGCACACGTTGAAAAGCCGATCGCCATCCCTTTCCAGCAAACCGACCACCATGGAGACGCCGAGCCTGGCACAATCCTCGGCCAACACGCGAGTGCTGGGCCCGGGAATCGGCTCAGCGTGCGGCCACGCTTCGGCTTTGCTTTCGAAGCAATAGCCCGTGAGCGCGCATTCGGGAAAGACGACGAGCTGCGCTGCGTTGGTTGCCGCTTCGCGAAGGCGTGCGCGGATCGTCGCCAGGTTCCTTGCGTTGTCCGCAAAAACGCAATCCATCTGCACCGCGGCGATTTTCCAGGTTGTCATCGAATGTTTCCGGCGGACGGCGGCAATGGAG